CTTCAAGCCAAAAAAATCCATTCCTTTCAAATAAAAAAGAAGTGATTAAGTATTAAACCGCTTCTTTCAGAATTTCTTTTATTTTGTTATCTATTAAATTTTTATAAATATCATCTTTTTCGCTCCAATATGGAATAATTAAATATTCATATCCATGATTTAAAGCATACTCTTTTTTATAATTATCTTTCCATTTTTGATATTCTAGTTCATATTCTGGTGAAGTACCAAATTTTTTTGCAGACATAATTGCAAAATTTGTAATTTCATAATGTTGAATTCCATTTACTTCGATAATCAATTTCAAATCTATAATTTCGTTATCAAAAGGTAATGGTCTATTTGTTTTTGGATTAATGGGAATAATTGTGCATTTATGCTCATGCAAAGAATTATATTTTAATGATTCAGTTATGTACTTTCTAACTTTTTCCTCTAATTTTGACTCTGTTCTTTCCTTTATACAATCTGGACATTCAAAATTATTATAATACGCATTACTTATTGCTCTTAACGTATCAGAATGTTTACCACAATTACATTTAAACCAAACCTTTTGTGCTGATTTTGGTTTATACTCATATGGACTTTTAATATTTTTATTAGACCATAATGGTAATATATCCGGATATAGATAACCTAAACTATCAAATTTATGAACTCGTGTATTATAACAATATGGACAAGTAATTTTATCTTTATTTCTTGTTAAATCCACTGCTCTTGTTTCATAAGAACCATGATAATCAATATCTTTACATTTAATCCATATCGACTTTGTTTGATTATACATTGCAACATTAAAAGGATTTATATTATTTTTATCATAATCCCAATATATGTCTAAAAAGTTTTCTCCAAATGTATCTATTCCCCATTGAGCAATAGAACTACATTTTACACACCTACAATTAGTAGAACCATTAGTTATAGTTTTAATTATATATTTACTTGATTCATGTTTATTATTTTCACATTTAAGATATATAATTTTCTTACTACCACAAGAAACATCTGACGGTTTAAATTTATTTTTTGTATAATCAAATCTATCTAAAATTGATGGACTATTATCAATGCACCATTTTTCAAAAGAATTGCAATATGGACATTTTAATTTTACGTTCATATTTGTTATAGAATTTATCTTATACTTTTTCTTCGTTCCGCATTTATCGCATATAAATACATATTCTGAATGAGATGAAAAAGGTATGTTTTTTGGTGAAATTATATTGTCATTATAAGACCAAGCATTTATAAATTCCATATGATTATTTTCTAAGCACCAATCATAAAAAGATTTTATTTCCTTTTTTATGCCAATTAGTTCATATAACTTATCTCTCGTTCCTATCCTATCACATACGTTAATTGATATTGTATGGTTTTCCTTATATGAATCCTTAATGGAGTACGAAGACAATTCTCCATACTTTTCATATATGAATTTTAAGTCTGATATAATTTTTTCTTCTGAATATTTTTTCATTCATATTTCTCCGATCTCTCCGTATCAAAATTAAAATGGAAGAGGGCAGTGGGATACGGAGTACCACCATTCTGAAAGTTAGCTAGACTTTCATATCCTCTCCATAATTCCAATGCAGGTTCCGATACCACATTCAACCCACAAACCGTAAGCCAAACAGATTTCCCACAAATCGCATTGGACACTATATACTTCTCCAAATAAATAAGACTTACGCCCATTTTTCTGAACGCAAGTCTCACATTATAAACTCTGATTTAGTACCAAATACTATCAACAAAATTCACCAGTTAAACAACCTTCTAAAATTATCCATCTCACGGAACATATCATTCATGTGCATCATTCTACGTTCCATATCTGCAATAATTTCCAATGCTTCATCGGCATCAAGATTATATTTTACAGAAATAGAATAATCGCCATTTCTTGATTTGTTGTCTTCATTATCCACTAAATCAGGAGCGAACTTAGAAACATAATTATTAAATGTTTCTTTATCTACAGATTTACCATTTACTGTGTATGTACATTCTGCTTCAAACTCTTCCTCATCATTTCCAGAATCAGCAGCATCACCAATAGACACTTCATAGAGATTTTTACTCTTACAATATGGAATAACAGCAGAAGAGCAGTTGTCCATAATATAAATTACATTAGATTTATCTGTAAAATATCCACTATCTCTTTTGAATTTTTCACACCATACGCCATCATGATTTAAACCGATAATGTACTCATCATAATAATTTTCAAATTCTTCTCTATGCAGTTCTACAGAAGCAACATTATATCCAATACAAAGCAGTTCTTTAATAATTTCTGTTGCTTCATTATATTTTGCTATAATTGATATGTCACCATATTCTTCTTTTATGTTGTCAAATGTATCAGCGATATCACATGCAAATTCTTCATAATCTTCAAATTCTAATCGTTCCATTTAAGTCACCACCAATCAGGATTACGCTTTTACAGCGTCCTTCAAAGCCTTAGCAGACTTAAACTTAGGAGATTTAGAAGCTGCAATGGTAATTACTTCCCCTGTAGCCGGATTACGACCCTGGCGTTCTGCGCGTTCTACAACCTCGAAGGTTCCAAAACCTGTAATGGCAACTCTATTACCATCAACCAATGTATCAGTAACAATATTAGTAAATGCACTCAGAGCTTTTTCAGCGTCTTTTTTAGAAATTTCTGCTTTGATTGATATTGCATCTATTAATTGACTCTTATTCATTGTTTAACCTCACTTTTTATATTATTTTTTAATATTTCTTTAATGTTTCCTATATCCCAATACCAAATTTCTAGCAAATCCATATTATGATTTGTGGCATATTCACGTTTACGCCGATCGTGTTCTTGTTGAATTCTAAAATATTTACTTCCACCAAAATGATCAATTGGGATATCATGTTGTTTTCCTTGAAATTCTATAAGTAATTTTTGATAGGGGATATAAAAATCATAAGATAATTTTCTATTACCAACTCCATATAAATTATTAAATTTCATTTGTGAAATATATGAAACACTTAATTCATCTAAATATTTTCTAATTATACTTTCGCCTTTAGATTGTCTACATTTTGGACAACCATTACCTTGTAATAAACTATCTGGAGTTGTTTCCCATATATTATTACATTTTTTACAAGCACATTTTATATATTTATGTCTTCCTTTATAGGCATCTAATACGATTATGTTTTGATTAATTAACAATAATTTATTAATAAATTCATTATGAGAAAGCCTATGGAAATCACCTACTTTTTTGGATTTGCACACAGGACACCCTTCTCCTGATAATAAACGGTTTGGTGTTGATTCCCATTGATTTTGGTCTATTTTACATTTACATAAAATAGAAGATTTATTATTTACATAATCTCCTAAAATAATTATATTTGGATTTATTTTCTCTAATTCCGATATAAATGTCTTAGTTGTCTTTCTTGCATTACCAAAACATTTTGGACATCCACATCTGGTATTTAATAAAACATTTGCTTGTGTATCCCATTTATATCCACAAACATCGCATTTTACAGATACTTTTGTTCTTGTATTCTTGTATTTACTTATAAGTGTGATTTCTTTTTCCTTTATTTTCTGATAAACATATTCTTGTGTTAATTTTTTCATTATTTTCCCTCTAACAAATAGAGAAAATAGAAAGACAGTCTAATCTCAAAAAAACTAAATCGAAAAACAGTCGAAAGTTTTAAAATAAAAAAAGACATAAACATATGTCTTTTGAAAAATAAAATAGGAGAGTAACAATATACTCTCCAACACATGTGTTTGTGGCTTTGTAAGCCAAATAAGTTAGCGGTCTCACCATTTCTGGTTGACAATATAATAATCGATCACTCGTAACGATTTTAATTGTATACTATTCAAAGCCGCATTTGAGCAGTTGCGACAATCTATATTTTTTAGCCAGTGCAGATTACGCACTCTCATCACTCGGCGGTTTATTAATCGGGTAGCCGTGTAACCGATGCTCTCTGTTTTGGTTTGGCATGAAAATTAGTAATTCATCAGTCAAGTTGTATATCATACAAACATATCAATCCATTTTCACTTATAACGGATACCGTTTGTTCAGGACGATTTGATTTCCTGATAGATGTTGCATACTGGTCTTCTCCGGATACGCAGCCGGATTCTATAATTTTTGTGTCATATACAGTAGTTAATCCGTTTAAATGCCTATGACCTAAAAGCACAATATTTGGCTTTATTCCAAACATTAACGTAAAATTCTGCACTACATTCGATGGACTATCTTTATGACCATGTGCGCTCATAACAGTGTTACCACGAATACTAAACATAGCTATTTCTGGTTCAATAGTATTATCACATATATCAATATTTTCAATATTTTGTAATCTCGCTTTTAGATAAAATGACAGTAATACATCCATATTTTCGCCATCTAAAGCATCTTCCTTCTTAGGAGAAATTCTCGAATGATTTCCAGGTGTCGTATATACATAGATATGATTGAAATTATTTGCAAGTCGGATTAACATAGCAGAAATTAGCTCTGAAATATATTTAAACTGTTCCATTAAGTCCATATTATTTTGCAATCTTAAATTATTACCTTAATCCGTGAAACTCAAGCCTGTTAAATGCCTGAAAAACCTGCGATTATGCGGTTTTGAAGAGTCAAACCAGCACCTTCAAAATTCACCCATTTGGTGCAGCAAAACGCCTTAATTTTCCCACTTTTGCATCGTTTTCTGGTATAATAGGGACAGTAGAAATCACAACGCAGGGGGCCAACACCAATGAAAAATATTAAGATCGAATTCACCAATGAGCGTATTATCCCGGCTTCAGGACTGGCAGTCGTAGGTGCCATCCTGGGCAAGAGCGATTTCGTAAAACGCTGCAACCGTATGGATGTCACAAAGAACCGTTCACAGCACCAGATTAAAAATGGCGACATCCTCCTGACATATATCGGTCTGCTGACCATGGGTAAACCTGCTTACGAGTCCGTCCATGAGTTTGATGATGATCAGGAGTTTTATAAGTATGCCCTTGGCATCACCAGGAGCATCCCTTCCGAGGAGACATTACGCCAGCGGATGGATGACATTGGTGCTTCCCTGCGCCCCCAGATCCTTTCCGAGAACATAGAGATGCTTAGGACAAACGGCATTGTTCCGGGGAAGCTTCCAAACGGCTATGTCCCTGTGGATATTGATGTCACACCTTTTGATAATTCAAAAACACAGAAACAGGGAGTCTCGCGGACCTATAAAGGCTGCGACGGGTATGCTCCCATCATGGCATATATAGGAACCGAAGGCTACCTCATCAACTGTGAGCTGCGCAAGGGGAAGCAGCACTGCCAGAAACATACACCGGAATTTTTGCGTGAAACGATACGTTTATGCCGCAAGATCACAAATGAACCTCTCCTTGTGCGCCTGGACTCTGGGAACGATGCCGCAGAAAACATCGGTATACTGATTGAGGCCGGATGCTATTTCATCATAAAGCGGAATCTCCGCAGAGAAAGCAGGGAGGAGTGGCTTTCCATGGCGGAAGCCTGCAGCAAGGATGTCCAGACACCCCGGGACGGCAAGACTGTCTATATAGGAAGCGACTGGAAGCCTGTCACATATAAAACACAATCCGGGGAAGAAAAAACCATTACCATCCGGACAGGATATGAGATTATCAACCGTACCATGGACAAGTATGGACAGTTTCTGTTTCCAAATGACATCGAAGCCAACACCTGGTGGACCAACCTGGGGCTGAACGACCATGAAATCATCAACCTGTACCATGCACATGGAGAATGCGAGCAGTTCCACAGTGAAATAAAAACAGACATGGACCTGGAACGTCTGCCGTCCGGCAAATTTGACACAAATGAGCTGGTGCTGGGGCTTGCTATAATTGCATACAATATCCTGCGCATGATAGGGCAGGAGTCCATAGGCCGCCGGGGGACGGAAACCAAACACAAAGTAAGGCGCCGCCGGCTGCGCACCGTGATCAAGAACATGATCATGATGGCGAGCCATGTGACAGAGCATGCCCGCCAGCTGATCATAGGGCTGGGCCGGAGCAACGTGTGGCGCTATGCATTCCAGGGAATATATACTGCATTTGCGGATTTCTATGCATAAATAAGCCTTCATACAGAAGACTTCCTGCATATGGTGGGAGTAGTGCGCCTATTTATAGGAAGATGGATAAGATTCAGCAATATATTCCCACATTTATGCAGATTGATTCAACATTATCAAGGTACACTTTTTACTTTTTGCCAATCTGATTGTAGATTGGCATATAAAAACAATGAGTTTCACGGATTCAGGTTATTATGTATAAGTCCAGATAAAATTTCACCAATAACCAGATAACAATCTTGTGACTGATGTAAACCTCTAATATCAAGAATATCAGAAGTATATTTTTCGATGCGCTGTTTTAAGACATCTTCATTGAATACATTTTTCCAATTATTTATTTCAATGCCTGTATGAATATCTGTAAGATGACACAAGAGATCTGTTTGACTATTAAATAGAGTATAGTGTACTGGAATATTGACTGGTTCAACATCTTCGCAAATAATTTTTTTAACCATATCAGCATAAGATTCTTTTCGTGCTTCTTGTCTTATTTGTCTGTTAAACTCAACCCTTTCATCTGAAAGTTTTTGCTTTTCTTTTTTTACTTCCTTTATAAGTCGTTTATTTTCATCTATCATATTTTGAAGTTGTTGATCTACAGTTCCCATTTCCTCTTTTGCATCATTATATCCTCTGAGATAGTTCTGAGTCTTTTTACGATGAGCTGATTCAGTCCAATCTACACCAAAAGCCTCATTACATAACCTACCAATTTCTTCATTATTCAGCCCATATAACTCTTTATTCTTATACAATCTAATACGATATGCCTTTGGCGTTTCATTGGGCTGTATCAATGCTTTGCTATTAATAGTAGCCACCTACTTTCTACTCATTATCTTCTTCTGGAAGTTCATCTTCTGATTTGATAGAAACACTAAAGTCAATTGGCTTTCCTACAAATGCCTTTAAACAATCAGCTACAGAAATATCCTGTTCAACCTTATTTTCATCTGTATAAGTAATGACGGTGCCATCTTCTGATAACATACCTTTTACTGCTACCTTATCGGTGATAACTCTTGTTTTTGTTAATTGAGATTTTGCCATTTGAAATTTTCCTTTCATTCATATATTTTATATTCTTAAACACTTATATTTACAAATTGTCGGGCTATTAACGATGAGCCTTGCAACGGAGGAATGTTTTACTAAACAAACAAAATAATTGCGGTGGTGCGATTTGGACGCACGATCTTTTGGTAATGAGCCAAACGAGATGACCGGACTTCTCTACACCGCTATAATAATTAAAAAGAACAAATGACGATACCGCTAGAATAGCAGCATCGCCACCTGTGTAAGAAATGTACTCCTTATAAACGCCTTAGATTCAGGGCGACTCTCGTATCAAATGGGAGTTAGAACCTCGAAATTACTTCCAGAGTAAACGAATCCGTACAGTCTCGAATGGGAATCTTAACTGGTTTTTATCACGCTTCGTAAGTTTTTCATATGGCATCATCCCAACTATCTTATAGCCATATGTTAGACGAATAACAATTTAGGATAATTGAGAACCATCTAATCATATTAATGCCCTATAGGCGATGTTATCAGAAAAGTAATTTGCCAAGGAAAGATAAATTTTATTGACAATTCGATAAAATACTATAAAATAAGCAATTTTAACATTTATTCTATTAGAACCTTCTTCATTTATGTGTATTTATGATTTTACATATTCACTAAAATGAATAACAAATCGAAATCGTTACCGAAGTGATTTCATTGTTTTCCATATGTGATATATACGAAACAAAAAATACCTATAAATGTTGTATTTACAAGAAAAAATAGAAATTCTTATTTCGCTATTCTATATTTATATGCTATTTTTCGCTTTCTTTCACGTTCTTTTTCTTTTGCACATTTATAACAATACATTCGCTTATTTCCTGTTTTTTCTATTATTGAACCACATTGTTTACAACGAGAATATTTTTTATGATCTCTAATACCATAGTACTTCTTTTGCCATTTTAAAATTTCTCCTTCTAAACTTTTGCATATATATCCGACATAAAAATGATCTTCAGTTAAGAAATCCAGTCTTGTACTTATTCTTGTCTTATCTTCATATTCTCCTATGAGTTTACAATTATCAAAGCATCTCTTCAAAAAATCTTCAACAACCTTCTTATACTCATTCCAAGGCAAAGACATTTTTTCTTGTTGTAACTTTGCTTTAACCTTTTCAGCACTGTCAATTGCATCATCTATGATTTCTGTGACAGTTTCAGCTTCCATATCAATTCCAGAAATCCATTGATAATATAATTTTTTTGGCGTTTTCAATAAATTAATATATTCTTTTCCTAAAATAACTTCTTTGTCAAAATATCTGGTATAGATATTATTTATCTTTTGTCTGATAATAGAATGCCAATTCTCATCCTTTGTCATTGATTTATAATATGTATACTCAATATCTGACCAAACATCAAATACTTGTCCAAGTTCTGTTTGTAACAAATCTTTCCTAACATTAAACCTTATTGATTTTTTATATATTTTCCGTTTATTATCAGAAGACCAGATAGAAGAGCAGAACGAGTTAAAAATCTCATTCTTTTCTTCCTCTGTTTTGGCTTCTTTATAATCTTCTATAATTTCATACAAAAATAAATCTTCACATTCGTATATAACTTTCACCTACCTCAAACTCATAATATTTGCCAAGATATTCATAAGAATCATTGGTTTTATATGGAACTTCTTGTATCGAAACATTCCTTTTTGGATTAGTGTTATTTCTTAAATTATCAATGATATAGTCACCATAACCAGCCCATGCAAAAGATTTACTGATAGAAATAGAAGAGTATGAAACTTTAATTACATAGTTTGCAATCAATTCTTCATCTATTTGTAATTCTTCTAATATGCGTTTTCTGTATTCTGCAACAACAGCATCCATATTAAATTTATGATTCTCATCATCTGACTTTTCTCTGCGAAGATTTATGTGTTGCTTAATTTCAGTAGCATACTGATTTACATACCTCCTACATATCTTCATTATTTTCTTATCAGACAAGTCTAAATCATTGTTGATAATCAAGCATCTGGTATCAACTAAATTATTTACATCATTATCCCAAAGAATATTCTTTTTCTCCCATGTGCAAATATAATCACATAATTCATTCATTGGAGAGGGAGAGTGATAAGCATTCAATTTGACTTTATCTTCTTTATTTTCAATCTGTCTGTTTTTTTCTGATAGAGTTTTATATGTTTTCAGTTTGGAAGGATAATTGTAAAGCAAAAAATATGGTAGTTGCTTTAAATGTTTTCTCAATCCACTATTCATGTGCCAGCGAAATCCCGTTTTTAAAAAATCAATTTCTTTCCTTTATACCCTCGGTTATCCCGATATTTTTCTATCTGAAAGCATTGCTTCTTTGTAAGTCGCAATACCATTTATTTTATAAAACATAGAAGGATTCATATAAGGGAATATAAGATCTTTCAAAATTTTTTTGCTTCTATTATCTGAAATACTTATTCTTGGTTTTTTTCTGTCTTTTTGAATATGTCCAATTATTTCATATTTTTCATATAGCACTTCGCACATTTTTTTACAATCATCAAATGAAAATCCATTAGTGGCAAATAAATAAGCGTCAATATAACCATTTTCAAAATTAATTATTTCGCCATTTTTTCTTTTGATTTTCTTTTTTGTTTTTTTTGAACCATCATCCATATACCATATAGATAAAACAAACGGCGATAAGTTTTGCAATATATAATTCATATTTTTTTTGCCGTCAATATATAATTCGTTATACACTTCAGTAATAATTTTATCGGACTTTGTTAGTACTCTATATGTTAGTAATCTTTTATTGTTACAAGTTATATATTTTTTTGTAATATGCGAATTAAAACCATTATGAATTAGTAAATCATTTTTCCATAGAGCATATTCATATTGTTTTTCAGAATGTATTATATCTAAATAAGCATTAACAGATTTATTTTGTTTATGAATATGTCCATCTCCAATAGCTAAAGCAATAATTAATTCCTTATTTGAATACGGTATCTGTACCATTTTATCATCCTTTCTTGTTATATAAAATTAGGGAGTAGACTATACCATCATCATTGATATTATCTTGGATGCCCATTGGTAGTCGTTGCGAGCTTCCCTTATCATACGTGACTTAGGGCTATCTCTCAGGATTATCCAATTCTTACCCTTGTTACTATACCACTGTGATTAGCAGTGCCACATTTTGATTTCTCTAATGTTTAGTAGGTAAGACTCTAAGAACTTTCCCTGATATTCTGGGTTTTCTATATACATTACTGTATATAGGGGCTATTATTTAACCCTGAAAAATTCGTAATAATGAAGAATAATCACTATAAATTTTTTTTATATCCTCATTGGTTGTATATCTGTTTTCAATACTGGTTGCCACATTTGTTATCTCACCGATCCTATTATCTCTGGTCATAACTTCATATTCAATGATATTTTCTTTTGTATAGGGCTTTGACTGAGCCGTAACTTTATCCTCTATATCAAGAATAATATGTTTCTCGATTTTTGAATCAATAATTATAGGTTCGTCACACAATAAGAAAATATCACCGTCGCAGTCGGCTCCTCCTTGTTGTGGAAGAGATACATCATACATATTAAACATCACAACATCCTGGTCTTTAAAATAGTCAAACCATCTGTTGATAATATCATTTTTGGCAATTTTAACTTTATTCACCTCAGACGGATCTACCAATGGTGAGCGAAGTGATATAATATTACCACAATCAAAATTACCACTATATATTTCTCTTTCTCCTAAACAACCAACAGGTTCTTCTCCAACTGCATATTGTAAATATCCAATCATATCTCCAACACCAGTATGATAAAACCCTGAACAATAAATCTTTCCGACCTTTGCTTCGTCAATAGATTTCTTCAGCTTACGATATACAAACTGCTTTACAGCCGGATCTTTTAACATGACATCATTGATAAGAGCAGCTTCAAGATATTTACTTTCTGGTTCATAGCCATCAGTGTCCATAATACCCATGAACTTATAAGTATAAAACTTATCCCCTTTTATTATCTTTTCAAATAGGGAAGTAGTGTATTTTGCTAAAGTTACGATTTTTCCATCATTACTACTATCAAGAATATCATAGTCACTTACCGATTTATTTTCATAAGCATCAATATACTTTTGGTTCCATAGATCCAAGCATTGAAGATACTGAAAATTCATTCTGGTATATTTGTTTAAGTGTTTTACATGATGACTATATTTACTGATCCCCAGTTTAAACTCGTATTTCCTAACTGTATTCATATATTCAGTCCATGCATTGTCACCATACTTTTCTTTGAAGATTTTGTGACCTTTAAACATAGAGATATTCCAAATACAATCGACCATGCTAATAGGATGCTTTGTACCATAAATATCTGTAATGTATTCATATCCCCACTCTTTAAGAATCTGTCTAAAAGGTACATAAACCGAATATCCTTTAATAAATGGCAAACGCACCTGGGTTCCGATCACATTATAATCCAGTCCTAATTGTGCACTTACATTTTCCATAAACCCGTGTTCATGACATCCACATCCGTCAAAAGGAGAAATTTTTAAATCTTTATATCCTTCTTCAATTTCTCTCGACTTATATTTTTTTGTTTTACCAGTTTCTTTGTCTACAAATTCCTTTTCCCGTTCTACAACATACTTAATCAACTGATTCTGTAGAGTCTTTTCATATTCTCCAATAATTACAATATTTGGCATATAATCTTTAATAAGTGTACAGGAACTAAATGGTAAACATCTCTGTGCTTCATACTTGGAAATTACGCATTCTTCAATTTTAATATCCATTTGTGTGATCATATATAACTCATCAAAAATCGAATCACACACAAAAGCAGTAATGCCATCTTTACCTTGTGAAGCAGATTTGCCAAAACGAGAATAATGAATGCCATTATATGTAAAACCTTCATCTAATATATGTCTTAAATCTTTTTCTTGTTTAGGATTCTTTTTAGCCACAACAAGAATAACTTCATTTATATGAGAAGAAAATTCTCCGCGCAGCCTCTCAATCTGATCAAATAATGGAGAATCACCTTGAGCAATGAGATATTCTTCGCTGATTTCCTTTTCTCTGCTGACAGTAGCATTAAAGTTTTGTTTAATAAGTTCTTTGATTGGAATTTTTACAAGTGTGTACTGAGTGCTTGATATTGTTCATCACCTCCAATTAATTAAAAAACCAAGGGAAATTTTCCTTTGTGTATTTATCAGACATTTCAAAATATTTTCTGTAACCTTTAAAATACATATACGGACGTTTCTTCATTTTAAAATTTTTAATCATGGGAAAGAAGTGATTAAAAATAGATTCGTCATATATATTTACTCTAAATATTCTTGAAGCAATTATTTCTCCTGGATTAACATCACCAAGCATTCCTTTTAGTACCATTTGATGAGCAAGAAATTGATTATAAAAAATATCCAGAGATACATTATAGTTATCTTCTTTTGAAAAACCATTTTTAATAATATGTAAATTTCCATCTAATTCCTCGAAAATAGTAGAAAAACATTTTGGACAGATAGATGTGAAATAATTCATATCATCAATTTTGACTAAATGTTCTCCACAAATAGGACAGATTTCTATTTGTTCATAATTTTTATTCATAATTTTTTCTCCTATTATCCTAATGAAATTTCTATTTAATTCACAAAATATGCAGGGACTTTATCAATCCCTTTGATTTCAGCAATTCTCACAGATGAATATCCATCCAGTAAATTAAAATCTCTATCTAAAAGAATTTTTGACTCAAATTCACCAGTGTGATACCAATACTTTAATTTTCTCTGAAATTTTGCTTTACCAATCTTAGTTTTTCTCCATTCATGATTAACTTTAATTTCTTTGGTATATACCCAATATTCATATCCAGTTTCATATTGACCAAATAGTTCTTTTATAAATCTAATAAAGTTTTTCAAAATTCTTCCTCCATAGTCTTAATATCAAAACCAAGCCACTCTAACAAATTCCTCATACCATGAAAACATTCATAGTGCCTATATTCACCATCCAAGTTTTCAATATATTCTTCTCCATCATATATACCATCGCCACAGGAAGAACAGTAGCATAGTGCTTTTCGTGGTATATAATTTGGGCACATGGAATGACAAGGATTTATTTTACATATCTCGCAGATTACGCAACACCTCCCATATCACATTTTTCTATTCTCTCATGCACATAACCATCGTTAGTGGTATAGTAAATATCTCTAATGCCAAGATCTTTAATTGCCGCCATACAAGAAGGGCATGGGCGAGACAATCCAAACGGCTGATCCTTTCTAATCCGATATATGTATAACTTTACCTTTGCAAAATTCACATCCAAATTTTTAATAGAATTTATACAATTTATCTCAGCGTGTAATTTTGGCAACATGAAATCGGACGGTTTGCGATACATATTATATTTCTTCTGCATTGGATGAGTTTTATTACAATTACATCCAATACTGACAATATTTCCTTGATATACTGCTACACATCCAATATGAGTTTTATAAAAATCGGATATCAAGGCAACTTGTCTGGCTTTATTGAAGTATTTATAATCACTCTTCGTTATCATTGGACTTCTCTAATCTTTCCTGTTCAAACAACTCGTTGCCACGATCAAAACATCCATATGTATATTCATATCTTTTGATAAATTCTTCAAAATATCCTGATAAACTTGCATATTCTACGATCTTGCAAATATTATCCTCAATTGTTTCTTTTGTTCCAGAAATAGGCTGTTTATCAATTTCCTGTGATCTGATTTGAAATTCGTCATCAATATCATTACGCATTAACCACATATCTAAAGTATATTTCTCTAATTTTTTGTTGTATTTATATGTACATTTTACAGAGTAACCATCATGTCCACATTCCTCTGGAAGTTCAATCCTGATTGTATAGCCTTCTCTAATCTTTTTTAACATTATTTATTCCTCCACATTTAAAATTTTCTAAGTTGTACATTTAATTTTTAAAGTTAATTATTCTAAGCGATACTTTTATCATTACATGTAGTAAAACTTTCTACACTAATCTACATAATATGATTTCTAGCAAATAACTGTATTCTAATTCTTCTTACCTTCATGATACTGTCTCATACGTTCACCAGCAGCAATTCTCTGTTCTTCAGACAATTCTCTTTTTCTTGCTCTGAAACTGATCATAGTTTTATCTTCCAGCCGATATGTTTTTCCTCTGCCAGTATCAGCGATGAGAGAGTACATATCAGGACTTGTCTTACATAGTTTATCTAACTTAGTCATATATGTAGTATCTGAGGTGTATATTGTTGCAAAAGGCTCATCTCTCATAAAATTGATAGAGACTTCCTGTTCTGAAACTGATACTGAATTAGATAACCTCGACTCTCTGACAGATATTTCTTCATTATCATCAACATTTATGTAACCAGACTTACTTGCCATAATTTTTATTCCTTTCTTTCTTCCAAAGTTTTTCTTCTCTTCGGCGATCTGATTCTATACGACTTGCTATTTGAGAACCATTTGTATTGTCCATTCCTCGATAATCTGTATTAAAATCGGATTGATAAATAATTCCTCCAAATTTTGTGTGATCTACTTCATAAATTCCATATCTGTTAGTTTTTTGTGTCATTAGTTACTGTATTTTCTCCTTTTCTTTTTGATAAAATTTTGTTTGTTGATTTGATGGTCATAGTTTTAAGTCTCCTTTAGGTGAAAGAATGGTAGTAATGGTATTGTAGTTATACTAATTATTTCTATATTTATTTTTTATTCTCTTCTAAAATCTCTAATTGCTTTTGAATTTCATCTTTGTAATCATAATTAGCATCAATTATTTGATTTCCCTTCTCATCTTTAACATAATGCTTATAATCAGCGAATACTTTTGGTGTAGTTAGAAATCCATATTTATCTTCTTCTTTTTTATACCGGATCCGTTTACCTTCCTGAAACTTGATAATATTCATTACATCTAACATTTCTACAATTCGAGATATGTAACGTTCCGATAATCCAATATCTTCTGTGATCTTTTGGTATAGCCGGTAGCAGCATAAAGGCTTATCTGGATTACGATTCATATTTACACGAAGATAGGAGAGGAGTAATAAAATATAGGATGATGACATTCTGGTTAAATCAATCGCTTCATCATTAACTTTTACACCTTTTAATTCTTCTTTAAAATTTAGGATTTTCTCTAGTTCATCAAAATAGATAATTCCAAAATTATCAGGTATATCAAATTTTTCTGTATTGATTTTGATATTATAGTAATCTGTAGAGTTTTTCTTCTTAGTTGCTAACTTTTCAAAGTCAGGATAAGATTCAAAATATCCAAAGTGGGAGAGCAGTTCTAACACTCCCAAATATTTATGATTTATCTTTCCATCATGATAATTAGGTTTTAGGTATGACCAGTGACATAGTTCTGAAATACTGAATGCCACTGTGTCGTCTAATGCTCTACGAGAACACAGGTAAGAGAATATAATTACTCGCTTATCACCAAGTTCTTTGTTGTAGATTATTTCTCGTGGTATCTTTGCATAGTTAGGCAAGTTATCACCCGCCTAATTTACTAAAGAATCAAATGTACCAAATGCTAATTTGTTCTTTTTGGAACAACATTCGTTATATCTCATTAATAATCCGAATGCTATTTTTATTCCAACATCTTTAGTCTGTGTATATGTATCAGCTTTTTCTCTGATTCTATCAAATGAGGATTTTGAAATGTTTTTTGTGTTTTTATCTATAAAAACCCTCATCAAATCTTTATTAATAATTGAAGATTTGTAAATAGAATAAAATTTCATAAATCCCTTTAAAAATGATGCCTGTAAAGAGTATTTAAAACCATTGCAAACATCTTTAAGTACTATAAGCATATTGATAAAATCTACATCACCAATTTCATCATAAACTTCTTCTAAAGTGGCAGCACATCCAAATGTATTTTCCTTTGCGCCTCCAGAGTAAACAATTGAAAGACCAGCTTTTTCTATACATTCAATGACATACATCCATTTAGGATCAAATTGTGAACGCGCTTCATAATCTTCGTTTGTTCCATATGTACGTTTACCATTATTAAGCTGTGAAAATAATTGATATTCATCTCTTTCCGTCATATCTCTATAAATATGACAAACAATAGTTCCTTCTGAATCAACCATCATTTTTGCAAGTTTTCTTTTTTGACCCTCTACAATTCCGTACTGTCCATCACGATAACTCACATGAATAGGATCACATAATTTATCTTCCCATGTAGAAGCTAACTGACGGACATCCGCTTCTTTTGGTGTTTTTTGACATTTTAGTTTTGAGTGTAAAATCTTGCAAGATAAAACCTCTGTGCTATCAGGTACAAATAATCCATTCTTTTTCTTCATAATTAAAAACTCTCCTTTACTTTTTCTTTAATTTTTTCTTCAAGTTCCATAATTGCTTCAATTACACTATCTAATTTTCCAATAGCATAATCTAAATCATTATTCTCCATTTTCTTATAAATTTCATGTAAATTAAAAATTCTATAATCACAAGACTGAACATTTTCTAATAGTGTTTTAGACATAATGTCAAATTCTTGTTTTGGAATAATAGAATCTAAAACATTAACAGGTGTTTTAGTAGAAATAAGCGCATTTACTAATTGTTCTTCTGTAAAATTATCATTGGATTTTTCTTTGTTCTTTCTATTTGGTAAATGTCCTTGCTGTATTCCACCATATAATTGAGCAACTTCTTGGTATGTTTGTGATTGATGAGAAGATTCATTATTTATATTCTCTTTCTCTTTTTCATTCTTTTTAATCTTTTCATAACCAGCATTGATACTTACTTCATTTGCAAGAACTTTTTTCTTTAATTCTTCATCATCAGAATTCATTACTTTATTAAATCTTGCGACAGTACCAGTTCCAACACCCGCCATTTTTGCAAGTTCTTTGTCTGTATGAGTTTGTTTTTTGATTAAGGTTTCTCCATTTGGAGAACCCTTTTTATCAGAACTGCCACCTATAGACATATTTTCTTTTGCCTGTTCTTGAATTTTCTTCTTAAACTTGTCCATAACAGCGAGTCTCTGAGCAGGTGGGAGGTTCCGTCTACCTAATTGTGTATTAATCATCCATTCCATTACATCAATAATGGTTGCACTATCTCCGAGCAACAATTCTTCAACTGGATATTCAATATTATGTTTTCTACACAGTTCATACCGATTATGACCATCTACAATATAATCATTCCATATGTATATTGGTGCGCCTTTATATCCATATTTTAATAAACTGTCCTCAAGCTGCTTTTTTTCTTCTCCTGAGAGCGGAGGTATAAAATCTCTTAATTCAGGATTAATTTTTAACTCTTTCATATGATTCCTTTCTTTTCTTAAAATTATTTATAGTTATATAGAACAAAATTTTGCTCTAACTTGTATTTCTACATTTCAAGTAAGAAGATCGCCTCAATTCTTTCATAAAATAAATTTGTGCATAAATTTCTCTCAAATACGTTTAGGTCTGCTACTGAAGACCCAAATACAATTCTTTTCTTCATTTGGGTCTGCTACAGAGGTCATTTTGTGTAAGTCAATATCTAAATAGACTCATATTATCAAGAGAAGATATATTCGTGATTTATTCGCACAGCTCATAAATCACTCTCTTAAAAACTTTTTGATTGTTGATGGTTGATGATTGATATAATAGTAGTTGTAGTGATGTATTATCTATTTCTCTATTCAGTTTATTATTTACAATGTAAGTTATTGGTAGTATGATGTTTCTAAAAATAGGATGGTATATATCATGGAATTATCAACTTCTGATATTATTCAAATAATTGGTATTATGGTTGCTATAATCACTGGAATATCTTCAATTGTTATTTCTGTAATTACTTTGCGTCAAAACTCAAAAATAGTAAAAGAAAGTAATAAAGCACAGATTGAAATATTCCCATATAAAGTTTATGGTGATATGTTTCCCAGAATTAGAATCCAAAATTTTGGACTAACAACTGGAACAATATTGGATATTAAAACCATTCCTGAAATGCCGATAGATCATATGGTTATAAATCCTTTTGAATTTTATAAAGATTTATCGTTGGCACCAAATCAATCGTTTACTACTATATTTTGCAAAAAAGATTCAAACGAAGCAGAAGTTCCGATTGAAAAATTTGATATAGTAATTACATATAAAACATTAAATGATACTGTAAAATCTACATTCCATATAAATTACAAATTCTTAGATGGGTACATGGAAAGCAAATCTCAATCAAGGATTACAGAAAGTGCATTGGATAAAATCAATCAAAGTATTCAAGGACTTCAGCAAAAATAGCTGTTAAGTCCTTTTTGATTTCTGCTTTATCTGCTTTAAAAGCATCTATATCAACGGTTACACTAATCCCGTGAGATATAATCTTTCCATTACCATTTGTAATAATTGGTTTTTCAAATGAAAATTTCTGTGGTATAATTTTAAGGTTTGTCATAGTTTGGTTATCTCCTTTATGTATTGTTGTATGTTTCTTATTACTATTTCTCTGTTTTGATTTAAAACCAGTGTAAAATTATCAATCTATATTTTGAGAGAGTAGAGTAGTAGATATTTATTAAAATCTAAATAATGTAAACTATACATCCCATTGGTGGTATGAGTTTGAATTTGATTTGTTGAGTTATTTATTATTTCTATATTGGAGTTGGGAAGATTTATTATTTTTCATTGATTTGAGATTTTTAGATAAAAATAAGACAGATGATTTCTCAACTGTCTTAATAAAAGATATATATTTTAAGATATTTATGGTTTCAGCCAGTTACTTTCCGGTTTTGCAATTAACCTTGCATTGTTATATGCCATATCAAGTGTTAAACAAGTATGACCTTGATAATAACTCCCTACTTTAGTTACTGTTAATGCAAGCGAAGGAGTTTCATCATCTTCTAAGCATAACGGTAACAATAATTGTATCTTTCCCTCATAGTATTGAGGTATCGCTAATTTGTAGTTAGCCGATACTTTTTTCTTCATGGTTTCAATTGATCCATTAAGATTGTTAAGAATATTTTTGCTGTCTTTTAATTTTTCGGGTATTCTATCAAGATTATTGATATCTTTCAGAATATGCTTGTAATTTATATTTATTTCGTAATGCCAATCAAATAATAATAATGATGTATCTTCAAAATAATCTGCTCTTGGAGGTCTTTCAGATATATTCATATTTCCCAACTCATAAGCAGTAAGAAATTGTAATCCACTTTTATCATTATATGCATATATTGGCTGGTAAAATTCAGTGAACAGCCCTGTATTGAACAGTGCATAGTCTTTATTGATAATGATATTTTTCTCTGATGATAATTTCCTATAAGTATGTACCATATAATTAGTAAGGATTTTTCTATCTGGATATGTATCACTTGACCATTGTTCTTTGGCTGCTAATTCTGATAGCTCATTGGTATAATCATTCCAGTTTACATTAAAATATGACATATGTTCAAATCCTTTCATGCTAAGAAATATTGAATTAAGTATATCATATTTCTTTGATTCATGAAATGGGAATGTAGGCAAATTATACGTTTCTATATTATATGATTCATATTCAGGTAATTCTTGTGGGATATTTGCATCAAGTTCAGATTTTGCCTTATTGTATGCGTCTCGATCTGAAGATGCTGCTACTAAATAAATGTGATCATATGGCTCATACTCATAGGAAGGCGTTGTAGGTATTAAATATAGTTTTTCGTTTGTCATAATGTTATCTCCATTAAATTTTTGTAGTGTTGATTGTTTCATTTATATATTCTCTTTTTAAAAATGGAGATAAGTATAATTTTCAATGGCATTAAATATCAGTTCGGTGGGAGAGTAATTTTGATATAGTAGTGAAGTTGTAAAAGTATTGATTTTACTGGATGTTTTAATATTTTTGAATGTGATTTTAGAGTAAATTAGATGTGTTGTTTCCTTATTAAAAACATGATTTTGAGGTGAGTTCGAGAAAGTGTTGATTTTTCAACGGATTTTGGGATTTTGGATGAGATTTTAGAAAATATTAAAGGTATGAAAATAGTAAAAAGCTAAGAAAATCAAGGGTCTACCGAACGCAGCACCGAACTAATTTTTGGATTTTTAAGTCGATGTGTGAGTAGAAGAGATATGGGCTTTCCGGCAATCACAGATCCATTTCAAAATGTAAACTCACCCCCTATATGAAAATATGCCATAATAGTATAGTATTATGGTATGTTCAAGTTATGAATTGCCCATTTTTGCAACTGAACGTGAACAAATATTCTGTCAGGTAAAAATACTTTACACTGATATTATCCAGGTTCCTATCAAGTGTTTTTGCTTGACGAGTTCGATGGTGGTATCAAAATGATATTAGTTTGATATTAATACTATACGTCATATAATATCATGCAACAAATATTATCTATACTTGATCTCCCTCATTCTTCCCACGGTAACTTATCATCATCCGCAATCTTCCCATTCTTCACATGCTCATCATTTCCGGCATGATCCGTTTGATCTGATTCTACCATCATAAACCCTTTACTATCCAGATCACGCTTAATCAATGACTTAATATAACTATTCGCCGTTTGTCCAGTCTGGTCTAAATATGCTTTTACACGTTCGCCTTCTTTTAAATCTGTACCTGGTTTATAGCTTGCTGCTATGGTGATAGTTTTCTCATTATATTTCTTTTGTGCTCTTTTTGCCGCCTCAGTTAATGCCATATATCATACCATCCTTTTCTAAAGTATTCCATCATAACATATTTTGTATGACTATTCAATATCTATTTTCTATTTTTCTCTATAGCATCCACACTCAGACGATGAGACACAAATAGTATATTTTTTGTCACGGTGACACATTTTCATATTCTGATCATAATATTTGCATCGTCTTTTGTCCCGTCTGTTAGTTTTTCTTTTGTTCTGGTGGCTTGCATCTATATGCCATGATATACCACTCAATAAAGCACTAGCTCTATCTATATCTTTGTGTTTAGCCATTTCTTATTTCTCCAATGTATAATTGATATTTTTTATCTTATCATACTTTATATTTCAACACACAAAGTAATTGTGACAATTATACAATGGGTAAACCCATTTCTGGTTGTAAGTTGTGTATAATGCCAAAACGATAAAAATATAGATAAACCCATTGACATATAGATAAACCCATGCTATACTTATATCAAGATAAAGGTAAGGCAATCAACAAAGCAAACATCAAAACAAAGAAGTACATACCATCAACCAAACATCACCAAACAATCAAACGAAAGGCAGGTAACAACATGAAAGAAAAAAGAATAAAAGAACTTGAAAAAAATTAGATACTGTATGCTGCACATATGAAAACGATTGTAATAAATGCCCATATCAAAAAGAGTGTAATGAATATTATAGGTTGAAAAACAATAAATAAATCCCCTGAAGAGTCTTTGAAAATTAAGACGAAACCGCCACAAACGGCGGTCGGGATAGCAACACAACCCACAAGCACCACTCAGCACCTTGATAATTGAATAGACTTTGCACATAAATTGTGATATACTTATATTGTAGCAACATAAGCCACAATGTAGAAAGTAGGTGATTATATGCCAAGTGATAAAGAGATGATCAACAATCTAATTGATGCTTATACAAGTTTGCAGCGCATTAAAACAGCACAAGACACACAAAAAGAACTTGACTATCAGTTAAAAGTGTTAAAGACAAAACTTGAATCTTTTGGTATTGTAACAACTGACTTAGATTTATAAAAATAATATCACACAAGACCAGGTGTAAAGTCTATTGAATAATAAAGCC